AAATAGAAGAGATGCTGTCGCATTCCGTAGGCTCCTCGAAGAGCTTGAGGCTGACGAGGGCTTAAAGGAAATGATGAGAGAAGAAGACGAAGAAGGTGGTGAGGAGGCAGAGGCTGCTGAAGCTGATGTTGATGCCGCCGCTGCAGGAGATGCTGCTGAAGAGATTAGGGATGCAGCCGATGATTTGCTTGCTGCTCTTGGTCTTGATGGTGAAGACGACGACGATGACGACGACGACATGGATGACATGGGCGGCGAAGAAGTCGAAGCCGACGAGGAAGTCCTTGAGCTTGGTGAAGCCGATGATAAGGACGAAGCCATGCATGCAGAGGCCGACGATGCCGATGAGGTTTACGAGATTGATGAGGCAATGCTTCGTCGTGAACTGCTTCGTATGAGAGAAGGCCTTGAGGCTGAGCGCGGTGACCCATCTGCGGATGAGTCAGACGTCGGTAATCCGCTGGATGCTCAGGAAGATTTCGGTGGTTCTGATGAAGTTATCGAAGTTTCCGAAGAAGACCTTGTTGAGGCACTTCACTTGGAGATCAACCGTATGCGCCGTCAACCACGTCGCCGTACCACAACCCGTCGCCGTAGAGTGGCAGAGTCACGCCGCCGCGCTGCTCGTCGCCCACGTCGCACTGCACGGAATTCAAGAATTGCCGAGGCAAACACCAAGCTTCGCAATCAGCTACATGAAATGAATGTTTTTAACGCTAAGTTACTTTTTGCTAACAAGCTCATGCAGAATCGTGATCTTACCAAAAAGCAACAGCGTGCCATTGTCGAGGCTTTAGATAGTGCCAAGACTGTAAATGAGGCAAAGTTGCTCTATAAGAGCCTCAGCGCTTCAGTCAATCAAAACGCAACTCTCTCTGAGAGTAAGAACCGTTTACTTGCATCATCCTCGAGATCAACCCGCTCGGCTAGTCCGGCATCAAATGGAGTTGATGGTGATCGGTGGGCGCTTCTCGCCGGTCTTTCCGGAAAGAAAAACTAAATACCTCTTAAACTTCAATAAAGGAGAAACAAAATGTCGAAGTTTTCACTTGAGCAGTTGACGGAAGGTATTCGCCAGAGACATCTGGGGTCCCACAACCGTCAACTTGTAGAGAAGTGGTCCCGTACCGGACTTCTTCGCGGCCTTGAAGGCCAGAACCGCGAGGTCATGTCGACCCTGCTTGAGAACCAGGCTGCCCAGCTTCTGCGTGAGAGATCAACTCTCGGCAATGGTGGTGGCGCAATGGTCGACTCAGGCGATATGAGCGGTTTCCAGAACGTTGCTTTCCCAATCGTTCGTAGAGTGTTCGGTGGCCTTGTTGCTAACGAGCTCGTTTCAATTCAGCCAATGAGTCTTCCATCTGGCCTGCTGTTCTACCTTGATTACACATACGGAAGTTCCGTAGGTGGTGCAGCTGCTTCTGGTGGTGCCCAGTATGCTTCTGGTTCTTCATTTTATGGTAGTCCAGCTGGTAAGGGTATCCGCTCCGGGTCGCTCGCAGTTGGTGGCCAGTATGACCTCGCAGGTTCTGGTTACTCTAGAGTCTATGCCCAGGCGTCCGACGACAGCGATGTTGTCGCAAATGAGTTGACCAACGTTGATTCATTCCTGATGGCATCCGGTGCTTTCGGTGCTGGCAACACCCTCACGTCAATGACTCCGTTAGTAGCGTTGCGTGCAACTGGTTCTGATGGTAAGCTGCTTATGTTCGATCCGCAGATTACTGCTGCGATTGAAGATTCTGCTCACCCAGGCGGAAATCAGTCAAACGCATCATACTACGCACTGTTCGTTAGAGCTGGTATGTTGTCATCATCTAATGCCGTCATTGATTCTTCAATGGTTAAGGACATCGGTCTGTTCCGGAACAATAATGAGGATCCTGCGACCGGATTCAAGGCAATTTCGTCTGATATCCAGGGTGGTGCAGGTGTGCTGAACGTTCGTCGACTGAATGAACTTGGTACATTCTCAGGCGGAGTGTTCACACCAAACGCTCTGGCTTCACTGACTGGTGCCACAACAGTTGTTAAGATGATTGTTTCAGGTACCACAAACGGATCCGCAGGCGGTGTCGATGATGGTGGTTCCGCCACCGCAGTCGGTACATCAAATTACACATATTCGTTTGCCGTTGCAGACCGCCGTGCTGGTGTTGATGATGGTGCTTCACTCACCATTCCAGCCTTTGAGTCAGATTTTGGTGCTACTCCTTCACCGGAGATTCCAGAAATTGACATCAAGGTTGAGTCAATCGCCGTTACTGCTCAGACCCGTAAGCTCCGTGCCCGCTGGTCACCAGAGCTTGCTCAGGACCTGAACGCTTACCACAGCTTGGACGCTGAGGTTGAGCTTACCCAGATCCTTTCCGAGCAGATTGCACTTGAGATTGACCGCGAGATCCTGAACGACCTCGTGACTCAGGCTGACACCCGCTTCTACTGGAGCCGTTCACCTGGCGATTTCATCAACAAGCGTACTGCAGTTGCTGATACTGGCGCTTCCTTCACCGGAACAGTCCGCGAGTGGTACGAGACTCTTGTCGAGACCATCATTGATGTCGGCAACGAGATTCACCGCAAGACCCTTCGAGGCTCCGCTAACTTCATCGTGGTTTCACCTGAAGTTGCTACAATCCTCGAGGCTTCCGTGATGTATCGTCCAAGCTACAGCCTTGACGGTGACGGACAGGTTCAGACTCCGTTCTCAATCGGTGCTGAGAAGGTTGGTACTTTGAGCAACCGTTTCACAGTCTACAAGGATCCATACTTCCCACGCAACCAGGTTCTGGTTGGATACAAGGGTGGTAGCTACCTTGAGACCGGTTACGTTTACGCTCCGTACGTACCACTCATCGTTACTCCGACAATCTTCGCTCCAGAGGACTTCACCCCACGTAAGGGTGTCATGACTCGCTACGGTAAGAAGATGGTCCGTAACGACTTCTACGGTACTGTTACTTGCTTGAACATGGACATCATCTAATCTTAGTTGATTAGGTAGTCTTTGGCGGCCGCCTATCATTTTGGTAGGCGGCCGTTTTAGCATAGAACTGGTATCCTTAACAGCAAGCTATATATTTATTATTGATTAATAGGAGGAAAAGATGGCTACATCTACTACGAAAACCGCATCTGTGTCTGCCGCGGCAGTTGCTGAGCTTGAAAAAGATTTGGCGGCAGTCGTTAAAGAACTCGCTGACCTTAGAAAAAAAGTTGCCGCTTGTGAGGCTGCATGTAAAGCACCACCACCGGCTCCTGCGGTCGATGAATCTAAACTCGTCTCTAGAAAAGAGTGGGCCGAGTGGAAGAAGCTGGTCGCAAGAAAAATTCGCATAAGACTGTAATTTTTTCGACCGTCTTGTAGGGTTCTCCTGTGTGCGTATTACACACACAAATGCAGGAGAACCCTTTTTTGTCTTTAGCAATCTCGGTTTTCTTATGATAGTTAAACATTGGAG